CACGTCGCTTCCGGGTTTCCATGGTTGCGGGTTCCATGGTTTGCGTTGAAATATTGAGGGTATTGCACGATTAGGCCAACCATGTACTTCTTCCGGAGTGATATTTTGTCGTAAAAATTCACAACAATTCTGCATTATCCCAAACTTCTCATTATTCCCAATAACGTCCAGAGAAGCATAACAATACCTAAAGAAAAGAAGGACTATTGGAGACTTCGCAGTTATATATGTGTCGTCTCCTCTCAAGCCTATCATTCTAACACTACCCTTTCCAAACACTTTCTCCGTTATGTCCCGAACTTGAGTTGTTCTTATGCTATTCCAAACGTTTCCTATAAAACTTGTTGGCCTGATACCTGATGGAATACCACCCTTTTGTCTAGCTTTTAGTCCTTGCTGTTTTGCGAAAAGAAAATTTTGATCATATGCATCCACTATTTTTGACGATATATCTTCGAACTCCATAGCTTCACTGTTAGGAACTTTATGTCTAATTAATGTTGCCACTTTCGCTGTAATCATTTTTACTTCCCAAGTATTAGGCTGTCTATCGAATCCTTTGAAATCCCAAGGTAGTGCAAACATTCCGTTCTTCAATTCATCCTGCAATCTCAGTGTCCGCTCAAATCCAGCACGTGGTGTTTCATCCAACGTAATAAAATTCCAATTCTTAAAACTATGTCCCAACAGTGTCATTATCCAGCTGTGATTGATATAAGCCGCTAAATTCGATGCCACTGCCAATCTTCTCTTGCTCAATTCATCTTTTGTAAACACGGAATTTATCAGTTTACCGTCCCATGCTTTTGCCAGATCGTAAATCTCATCCGCGGTATACAAATCCAACACCATATTTTTCCTTGCTTTAAAGTGGCCACTATCTTCACCAAATTCCCATTCCACTTTTCCTATTGAGGAACTTCCTGATGTTATCCACTTGCCAGACCTAACAAAATCCTCGAAGCTTATATAATTAGGCAACGATTGTATCGTCATAACTTCGTCAACATAGCGTTGGAATGTTTGTCTATCATCGTTCCTGTTCCCACCAGTTGCCAACAACCTGAAATCTTCATCAAAGTTAAAATCATCTGGATCGTTCTGCAAATAACCTGTCAGACAGTTAAATTCTGCCATCTTCCTCTTCGCGTCATCTTCCTCGTTGGGAAAACGTTTCACGTATGAAGATAGTTTTGAACCAATCGTTCTGATAGTGTTGAATGAGTTGAGTAATCCCGTTTTATGCAGATCAATCACACATTGTATTCCCCATATCATCGCCCAACACATCACGTTCGTATACGTTATTATGTCTAACATTCCTAGATTATGTTTAAAATACATTGCTATATCCTTGTCCACGACTCTTAATAAATCCTTCAATCTCATTCTTCTTATTGCTAAATCGCCTTTGACTCTTGGCACCAATGATTCCTCTTCGCTATACAGATAAATTGGTTCGTCAACACACTCGTTGTATAGATATGTCAGTACCTTCTTCCAAGTAATGGTTCCAAATCGTATCAATCCTTCACTTAGATCTGTCATTTTCTTTTGATTAATTGTTGTTAATGGTTGTTGATAAAGCTTTAGACTATCAGCGTATCTGCTCCTTGTATAGGTGCTGGCTGAGTCGTAGCCGTGCAGAGAGCGGAAAGTGGCAGTAATGATTCGGCATTTGGCGCTCCAGCAGTGATCGCTGCGATATCCACTTGCGGCGCAATCGCAACATCTGTCTTCGATAAAAAATAGCTATTAGCGGCATCAAGCATGTAATCATTAAATTCTGCCAATGCTGGAAAGTCTGGTGCCCGCGTAATATCACCCAAAAGTAGTATTCCCCTAGCTAGAGTTGCGGATTTATTGCAAGCTTTTGTGATCAACGTAGCATTTGGAACATCCGTTGCAAGATATATCCTCGTCGCATCACTTGCCATAAATGGCACACACGTGGTAGATGCATCCAAATACTCAACACTCGCTATTTCACCATCAAACAATGCAATATCTCTTCCGACAGGCAACATTCCAGTAGGCAATGCACCATCGGCTGCTGGTAAACCATTTCTAGTTACGAATTGACGATTTGGGCCCGTTAGCATTAACCTTGCATTCCAAACGTCCTTATCATTGGCAGTCGGGCCTCCTTTGACTGGATAATGAGTACAACTAGTCATAGGAACGTCACTATATGTTCCAAACAAATGAATGGTCAGTGGTTGAGCCGTCAACTTCGGGTCATCTAAATGATTGAATCCCTTTACTCCGTCAGATTCCTGTGGGGGTGAAAATGGACACATCGCTAGTGGTAAAGTCATTGCAGGGTAATACACCCACACATCAGTTACAATCGTTGGAGGCAGAAATCGTGATAACGTCTCGTCATCACTATACACTCCGGCGAAATCATTATAAGCCAACCACCTTCCAAAATGCGAGATGTCCATGGTTCCTTCGCCAAATATAGTCTGTGTCACTGCGGGTGACCTATCATACATGTTCTTATAACATGCAGTCAATACAGGCCCCATTCTACTGGATTTGAGATACCCGTTTGTAGTCTCATTTGAAAACAATGCTCTAGCCTTCATCTGCAAAAACTGTGACTGCACATTAGTATATGCCTGCTGCCATGCTTCCGATGTTAGGCCTGACATGTGATAGAACACTTGCCACACAGCTGCCATGCAGATTGATTCCAGCCGTTCCCAATAATTTGCCTTAGGGTGTCCCAGGTAGACAGGAAGCGAGTTAAATGCTCCAACGACAATGTCAATTCCCTGTAATAACCCCAAAGTTGCCATATTCCACATTTGACTATCTGTTTCATACAATCGCATATCACAAGACACATTTGAATATTCACCCCATCGTCCAATGTGTCTTGATACTTCAAATCCCGATGAATAACTTCTGTTCGTTGCTGCCTCCGAACCTGACCCTGGAGATTTTTGGCCTCCTTCAGCCAACATCAGCGGAGGATAGTTCATACACAAAGCTACATTCAAATCGTGTACTACACGCATTGTTTTGCTTATATCGATTATTGTATTAACTCTATTTAAGTATTGTATAATTGTGGTAACGTCAAATTGTTCAGCCCATGAACACAAATAATGACATAAATTCACTTCCACTGTTTCACCTCCCAAGAAGTTGATCTGAATTGGTGTTCGCGGTTGTGGACCTGTATTGTCTTCAGGCCCAATATATGTCGGTCCCCATTCAGGAACAACTGTAGCCATCGCGTTTGCCATTTGCCCAGTTGTCGGATCGCTGTCCGATACTTTCCTTGGCAAGATTATATCCAATATGAAACGCCCAGGAACACTTGTTAGTGTTTGATTAGGCACAAAAGGCTGTTTCGTAGGCTCCAATTCTGGGTTTTCCAGTTGTACTTCTTTGTTTACCACATACATGCAGAAAGGCCATTCGGCCCACATCATAGTGTGTAAAGCAATATTCTCTTGTGAATCTCTCCCCGCGTCCATTAGCCCCGTGTTCATGAATATGACGTTACTTCGTCTGTTTCCTTCAGTTGGCACGGTATCTATTGACTGATGGAAAGCCAACACCCCACTTACTCCGCTAAATGGAAACACTGGGTCAATGTGTCCTCCACAATTAATGCCATTCAACAGATCTTCCGGATCTGCAACGTCGTTAAAAGACACTGTTGCTGGAGTTTCCAATGTTGGTGTAATTTCAGTATCTGTCATTTGGAACAATGATGAATTTATCGCGCTCGGATCGGCTCTCAAAGCCATTATTGAATGCAACAATTCTATCTTCATACATATTTGTTCAGTGCTTAATCCCTTCACATTTATCGTATTTGCCATGTTAACTATGTCTCGCGAGCTGAACCCTGCCAATGAGATGTTATTTTTACGCCAAGTGGAAAAGTTTTGTAGCGTTATATTTTCAGAAATAGCCAATGCCATTTTCGATCGTGCAACTGAATTTACCATATATGTTGCAGTATTCATTTTGGACACACGCAAGTTCAATCCATTAATAGGTTCCCAATCTTCACCATCCGGCGCGACTGTGACAGATTGAAGATTAGTATTTGGTAAGCTTATAGCAATATTGTGCAATACAGTGTTTTCTGCAGTAACCCCATTTGCTCTTAATCTATCTTGATAATAGGGTGCAGACAAGTTAGTGTTCAAATCACCAGTTATGTTGTTGATCAAACACTGCATCTCGTTTCCCGTTAATAAAGGCATGGTTGCATCGTTTTTAGCAATGACGCTGCGATATAATGGCATGGTTTTTAGTTCATCATGAGTCTTAATCAAAACATTACCATTCAATGCATGCATCACTTTATTGTGAGATTTTGCTAATGATTGTCCGTAACATAAGCCAAATGTTTTAAAAATAGCTGTTCGCTCCTCATCATTATATGCGGAAAATTTCTTGTCAAATGTCGTCAAGCCTTCTAACAATGTGCTTTTGTCTAAATTTCTGACCGAACAAAATGCATACCATTGATATTGATCCATATCGGTGATCTCTTCCCAGTTGTTTCCCCATACTAGTTCCAATACAGAATCTCTGAACTT